ATGACTAGCAAAATCAGATTAAAAAAAAACAGAAAAAAAACAGCCTATCCTAACTACTTCTCTGAATTATTTGCCATCATTGCAACATCGTTAATTCCATTTATTATATTCTGGAGAATGGACTATCTTGAAAAGTTCATAAAATCAATTAAAGAAACCATATTCCAAGAAATTACATTACTCTACTCACTTACAATTTTAATATTATTAATTGCTTTTTATCTATATAGAAATCACATTTCCATGAGTGATTTCGATGAAAAAATAAACTATCAAAATAGGGAAAAGCCAATACTAACAGCATTATTTGAAGCAGCTTTAATGGGTCAGGCAGTCTATAGAACATTCGCAGGATTAATTATATTTTCAGCACTTTATATTTTGATTAGCGAATGGAATTTTAACAACATAAAACTCAAATCTTTTTTAATTTTATATGGAGTTCTTATGATTTTCCCAAGCCTATTTTTTACGATAACCTTAAACTATCTAAAACAAAATTTACTTCGTACTAGAGTTTTTTAGTCATTGAGTTTTATATTCAACATCCTTCAAATCACTTCACTTGTCACTACACCTATACCCTGCTTTGTTGTAGCCTCTTGCGGTGACTTTGTCGATGGACCAGTTGCCTTTTATTTCCGGTGGGAAGGTGTCGTTTAGGGTGAGGATGCCTTCTGCGACGAGTTTGGGGTTGCCCGTATCTAGTCAATAAGAGCGTCTAGGGTGACGCTGGAGCCTTGGCGTTGGCTTTTGATGAGGTCGTCTTGGCAGGCTTGTTGGGCGGTGGTTGGGTTGTCGTAGCTTTGGCGTAGTCTTTTGGGGTCGATGAAGATTCAGTGCTATTTTTCATCTGACCCCAAATTCACGGAAGCATTAAGTCAGGTATAGACTTACTTGGCTACTGCAATGACTCTGCGACACCTTGGATCCTTTAAAAGCTCGCTCACTGAAACTGCGTCTGAGCTTTCTGCTTCCGACAAAACACCATAAAGTGAGCCAAGCCCTTCAATTCACATTCGGTAAACTGACATACCCGCTCAGCACTTTTCGGATGAAAGAGATCATCACAAAAACCGCAGAATAACTCCGACACAACTTTCGGGTGAGGCACATATTTTTCGTACGCGAGCTGCTCAGAAGCCAGCGAAAGCAGCCTAACTTGATCTATTATAGCCTGACGTATCGCCATTTCACCCCACTGCATAACGCCTTGCTAAGCGGAAAATAGTGGTTGGCTATAATCTCGAAGCGATGGGCAATTGTTATTTTTCCGTTTGAGCAACTTATTAGCTGTTTCCAATAGTTATATTATGAGTGATTTTTTGTTTTTCCTCTAATAACAATTTTTTAGCTTTAGCTTCTGCTTTAAGCTTTGCATCTATTTTTTCTGAATTAGACGTTATAAAGTTAAGAATTGTGTTATTGAAAATATATGATAAAGTCACAAAGATGAGGTTAAGCAATAAAACGGAATAATAATATGAATTACTTACAATACTCCAATCCCCCTGAATCGTTGAAATACCATTAAATGCAAAAAATATACTGTAAAAAGTATAAAACATTAAGAGAGAATTAAAGAACGCCTTTAGAAACTCTCTTTTGATGATTGTGGAGGAATTATTTTCCATAGCCTTTTCTGGATCTAAAAGCTTTCGATACCGTAAAAATATTCTTAATACTAAGACCTCTATGGCCATTAACGTTAATAATTGAATTTCAGTGTGATTAACAGTTAAAATCTTCATTAAAGCTAAAGCGATAAAGCCTAAAAGCCCTCCTCCAATAAAAGTTAGAGATGATTTCCGGAAAGCCTTTATTAGCTCTTTATCAACATCTGTCAAATGCATGTTTATAATACTCCTAATTAATGAAACAGCTAACGGCTTAATCGTACGCATGCGCGTTTACAAATTCCTCAAAGCACATAACTTCGATGCAATGAATTCTTATTCATTGATACTAAAAGACTTTCTTATTTAGTACCAGTACAAAGCGCACACATTTTCCAATCCCCCAATATCAAACCACTTCACTCGCAACAACAGTACAACGATACCCTGCTTTGCTGTCGCCGCGTGCGGTGACTTTGTCGATGGACCAGTTGCCTTTCATTTCGGGTGGGAAGGTGTCGTTTAGGGTGAGGATGCCTTCTGCGACGAGTTTGGGGTTGCCTGGTAAGTCGAGGGTGACGCTGGTGCCTTGGCGTTGGCTTTTGATCAGGTCGTCTTGGCAGGCTTGTTGGGCGGTGGTTGGGTTGTCGTAGCTTTGGCGTAGTTTTTTGTACGGTGCGGTGCCGACGTGTACGGTGTGTTCTTCCCCTGTGTTGTTGTTTGTCCAGTTGGCTTTAACGCCGGTGATGGCGCTTCGGCTGGGTCGGTCGAGTTGGCAGTTGATGAATTGGCCTTCGCTTGGTTTATTCTGGCTTGGAACACCGATGACGACGGGCGGGATGGCTTGCCCTGTGATGGTTTTCACTTGGCCGCGTTTGGCGAGCACGTACAGATCGTTGACGGGTTTGGCGATGGCGTCCCGTTCCCGTGCGATGCGGGTTAAGAAGGCGCTGTCGGTTTCGTCGGTTTGGTCCATGTGCTCGAGGACGACGCTTTCAAACTCTTTGGCCACCCGTGGGCTGAATCCGTGGGGCGTGACGACTTGGCGGAACAGATCGGCAAGGCTGACGTTTTCGAAGGTGCGTGTGCGGCGCTCTTTAAAGCCGGTCTTGTCTTCTACCTGAAACGGCGCGGCGGTGGCGACGATGGTGACGCTGGGCGGAAACAGTTTCGGCACGATGCGGGTAATTTTGAACTGGCCTTTGTCGATCAGGTTGTCGCCGTAGCCTTCTTGCCACGTGAGCACCGCGCCCTCTTTCGGCAAGCCTGTTTGCCCTGTGGTGTCGATGTGCAAGGTGAGTTGGTCGCTTTGTGTGCCTGCGGCGTCGATGCGCTCCCACGAGGTCAGGCGATTGTTAATGATGCGCTCGCCTGCTCCGCTCACGCGCACTCTTGGCAAGTAGTTGGATGGATTGTCTAGTCCCATAGGTTGGTTACCGTCTCGGCTGCTTTGTTTGGCAAGGTGGGGATGTCAATAACAACGCCAGCGGGAAGCACTGGCCCGTAGGCTTCTAAGCCAGGGTTGAGTTCGAACAAGGCTTCTTCCGCTTGGTCGTCGTTGCGTTTTAGGGCGATCCACAGAATGTTGGAAATGGTGTCGCCGTCGCGGCTACGGATGGTTGTCATTGGCGTACTCTTCTAGCTCTAGGGTGAAGGCGAGGACGAAGGCGGTGCCGTCGTCGATGATCTTGTCTTGCTTCTCTTGCAAGCGTTTGATCGTCCATTGGCCTAAGTTATTGCCGTAGCCATCGGCCAGCACCAACGGCGCTCGCTGGTTTTGTAAGGCGCGTAAGGCGTTGAGATTCGCCATGCCATCGCCTTGAAACCACGTGCCTGTGACCGTGATGTTCTCCAACTGTTGGCCCGTGTTTTGACTCATCGGCTTTTGACCGTATCGCGCCACCGCGACCCAACCACCGTCGCTAGTGCGCTGCAAACCCTCGTATGGCGTGCCTTCGCTCAGCGAAAACACAAAACCACCGAGCGACATCATCTGACGCATGATTACTCCTTAAATAAAACTGGAAAGAAAGAAACGAAAAAGCCCATCAGGGATGGGCTTGGGGGTGTTTGGTTTGGTTTTAGAGGTTAAGGGGTGTTTTTTAACTGAACATAAATTTCTTCTGAAAATCAACGACTCTGACACTTGAATCTCATCACGTTGAATTCTTCTTGCCTCTACTTAGACTCCTTGAACATAACGCAGAGCGCCGGTGGTCTTTTTAGAGCTAAGTGGAGAAAAGACCATCCGCGTGACGCGTATTGTTAACCACCATTGCTATCGGCTTGTTTCTTCTCATTGAGCAAACCGCCGAAATAAAAGCCTACCACTGTCAAAAAGGACGCTTTTAGGAACTCTGGCACTTCCTTTTCAGTGACAAGAAGGTATGCTGAAACACCAATTAAAATCACGGCAAGCCAGCCCGTAATATTAAAAATTGTTTTTATCCATCCCCATTTGTCAGCATGCTTGCCAACAGCCGCATCCATTTGCTGTATCAACTGACTTTCCTTTTCAGCATGATTTTCATATCTACTTGTGAACACTACCCAGACGGATAGGCTAGCTCCATCATCTTGGTAATTTACTTTGGACACGAATCCATCCAAAAAACTATCCTGACTTATAACTTTGTGGCTGGCACTTCTGGGCTTCGACCGCTTTACGATCTCAACCGATTTTTTTCTGGAATCTTGGTTCACTCCTTTACCTCCAGACCAGCACGCCTCATGTATTCATCTAAGGTACCCAACTGATCAACAATTTGGGCAAATCGATATTGCTGGCGTGTAATGGTTAGTGTCTTTCGGTCAGGTAGTGGCAAGGTGGCCCTGTGACCATCGACAGAAACCATAAATATCTCTTTTACAAACGATGTTCCATAGAATATCTCATAAATCTCACGATATGCAGTTGGATCAGGATGTCTGGTAGCCCAATCCTCACCAGAGAATCTATCGGCGTCGTAATCAATGTCTGCTCTTTCGATGCGGATATTCAGGTCGTTTTTGTAAGTGTATATGCCCCTTTCATCGCTGAAGATCCAGTCATTTTTTTGGGATTTATCGATAATAGACATCAGTTCATCGTACGTCATAAGGACTCCAGAATTCTCATTGAAGACTAACTTGGCTAACAATTAATAGTTCGCATGCACGTTTAAGTTTCACTGATACTAAAAGACTTTCTCGTTTCCTACCAGTCTAAACAACAACTAAAGCCCACTTTCGTAGGCTTGCTTTTGTTTGCTGGAAAGGCTTACCACTTAGAAGTCTACGAAGTTGCGTTGGGCGAAGTCTTTGACGCGGGTGATGTTGTCGTTTATCCAGTCTGGTGTTTGGAGTCGTGCTATTTGTTGTTGGTACATGCGGATGGCTTGCACCATTTCGACGACTTCTTTAGATGGAAGGACAACGGGGTCGCTTTGTATCTGCATGGATTTGACGATGCTGTTGAGCAACTGGTACTTGTCGGTTTCTGCGACCGCGTTACTGTCGGTGGTCGCGGGAAGGTGTTTTTGCTCGTGGAGCTGTTTTTCCATTTGGTTGAAGGCGTTGATGTAGGCTTCTTTGAACTGGGCGGCTTTGGTGCCGGTGAAGCCCATGGCCAAGAAGACGAAGCCGTCGCGGGTGATGCGATACGCTTTTTCTTGGCGTGTTTTGCCTAACCCTATTTCTACTTCATTCTCCATCACCTCAAAATTGAGGGCATGGAATTCTGCGCTGCATTCAAGGCTTTCTATCTTGCGTAAAAGGTTGTCGTGGCGCTTATGAAAGCACTTGGCAAGATCAGTTGAGGTGGTTGTGATTTGATCGTTGGTGATTTGTACAACGGGTGCGTCGATGCTTGAGATAATGTCCATAGCCATGTTTGGCCTCCTGTGTATGAAGTTGACCACCTCGTGAGGTTCGAATCTCAGTAAGGTGGTGGATCTAAATCAGGTTCGAACTACCGCCACAGGAACGGCCAACCCGAAGGTTGCCCAACAAAGACCCACCATAACAGGCAAATCTCGGCCACAAAAAAACACGCTCTGCGTGTTTTAGGCCGCTGTGTAAAACGGGGTTCGAATCCCGGCACTGGATTTTGCCAGTGCAAGGAGAATGTTAGATCAAGATGCGTGTGGGGTCAATGAGGAAGATTTCGAACGCCTTGCTAAGTGACAATAAAATAGCTGGCTAAAATTAGCTGGGAACGAGTAAAAGCCAACTATTTATTGTCCGTTTAAGCAACTTGTTAGTTTTCAGTGTCTGAGCTTCCCTCCTCATTGGAACTTGGTTTAGATATTAGTTTTTTATCGGTTTTAGTCGCGGTTTTAGTCGCGGTTTTAGTCGCGGTTTTAGTCGCGGTTTTAGTCGCGGTTTTAGTCGCGGTTTTAGTCGCGGTTTTGGCAGCGGTTTTACTCGCGGTTTTAGCAGCTAAATTTCCACCTGAAATATAAGATTGCTTTGCTGCAAGTTTAGCGGCTGAATTATTAATTAAATCATCAGCTTTAAGTTCAGCGATTCTGGCGGTTAAATTTCCACCTGAAATAGCAGCATTCATTGCCGCGAATTTTACGATTGAATTACCACTTAAAATATCATCATTCATTGCCGCGAATTTTGCGATTGAATTACCACGTAAAATATTATCATGCATTGCCGCGAATTTAGCGACTGAATTACCACCTAAAATATCATCATGCATTGCAGCGAATTTAGTCGCTGAATTTACATTTATATTATTTCCACCTATTTTCTTTGCCAATTCAACCAAACGTTCTGTAGCGGAAATGCTGCTTTCATTATATGCTCGAGTTTGAGAGTTAGCTCTTAGCTTTCTGATCTCACTGCTTAGCTCATTCACCTTACTATCTTTAGCTTTACTCTTATCTTTTTCATTAGATAATTCAGATGCTAGCTCTTCTATCTTTGAAAGATGAAGTTCTTGCTCTCTATTAATCTCATCTATCTTTGAAAGATGAAGTTCTTGCTCTCTATTAATCTCAACAATCTTAAGTTCTTGAAAGGCAATTTCTGATGTTAAATTCTTAACAAATGATCCCATCTCATCAGCACTTCCTGCCATACGATTGAAAATAGTTAAAAAATAAGATATTAATTCATTATTTGAAAAGTTTGGATAACGTATTTTATGATCAATTTCACTCCAGCCTTCTTCAAAAATTGTTCTGACTTGAATTTCAGAAATCACTTTTTTTATAGTAGGTTGTGTAGATATAACATAATGAATGGAACGATAACCTGCGGGATGATTTTTAACTTCACAAGAGTTTGATTTATAACTTTCAACAATTTCACCTTCATCACCAGAACGAACATATGCTACAGGAGCCTCTTCAGTTTTCCAATGTGCTAAAATATGCTCTTGAATATCCATCCATTCGTATTTAAATAGATGAAGAACTCTTACGCCAATTAGATCTGTTATTATTTCTGTATAGTTTTCAGTATTTATTGTTAAATATTTTTTACTTTCTAGAACACGCTTTCGGACAATCTTTTCAATTAAATGTGCGGGATCTTTTACCCTCCACCTTACAGAGTGTACCTGAGGACATTTTTGTAAAATCTTAGCTAAATAGCTGGCTGCGTCATCTAAGCTTGTGACTTTAGCTTCATGATCCAATGCTATAGCCTTAAGCTCATCAAATTCTATTGCAGCTTTCTCCCAATCCTCAGAAGAAATTCGGTTATTTACTAAAAAATGTTCTAATGATAAGTCAGCAATACTCAAAATCATCTCCCCTGAAAACTGATACCTAGTTAAGTAAGCTGTTTGGTGTCAAATAAAAAACTAATCTGTTTTTCATCTGATACAAGATTCTAAATTTGAATTTCTGTATATAGAGCGATGGGGTCAACTACGACTTCATTCTCACCCACACCGCTTAGTTCATGATCAATATTAGAAAATGCGTCTATCAATTCCATGATTCCTGATCTAACATCATTAAATCCATTCGCAAAAAGCCCTTCAGAGCTTTTCTTATCTTCGGTGGACTTCTTTTGAGTCATAATACCAAAAAGAACAAACTCAACTTCCGTTTTTCTACCATATTTTTTGACAATTAAACCTTCAGCCTCTCTTAAACATTCACGTTTTAAGATTGAAGAAAACAATTGTTCTCCAGAATAAACTTGAACTTCAAAATCATCTTGGTAAGCAAATGATACAAGATCACTAACCGCATCGACCATCTTTTGACTTGGAAGCCCTGGCATCAGAGCCTTTTTTATATTTTTTATATCTATTGATTTCTTTAGTCCATCAACTATTTGTCTTTTATTTTTTGTCGTATTTGTTGAATTTGCCAACTCAATTTGACTTTCGACCTCTTCTATGTGAGATACAGCCTGCGTATAAGTAATTGAGTCTGTTAAACTTTCGAATTTAGAGAAAAATTCTGTGAAATAGGCTATATCATTGATAATAGCTCTACCCTTAACCTTGATAAAACTCATTTTCTCAAAGTCTTCTGGGTTAACAGAAGGTAAATAGACCTTATTATCGGATAATAATTTATCTTCAAACTCAGTATAGGCAAAATCATGAAGTGATATTTTTTCGGTCTGAGAGGCTCCGTTAGTCATAGCCTTTTTAATAGATCGACCAGAGCCCAAAGGGCCATTTTGATGTTCATCTTCAGACTTATCAGAATGCGTTTCATTTAAAATGTATTCTTTTACACCAGAAAAAATTTGAGAAGAAAGAGAGTACATTTTCTCTTCGTCCAAATAAATAAAATTCCTTATCACTTATCTTTTCTCCCCATAAACTCTTTATAATATTTATTTCTGGTTGAAATCATCGACCAAACAAAAACAGCAATACCTAGCACTGAAACTAAAGCAGTAATAGCTACTATTAATGATGTCATGCTACACCTCTTTTTAAAGATAACTCAGCATTACGCGTATAAAAAACTGAAAAACTTAACAAAAACGAAACAACGCATAATACATAAACGCATTTTTGAATCACATCTATGTCGACCGATGCAGTATTTAGTGTTAGTGCGAATAGCAAACCATAAACAACTAAAAAAAGTACCGACATTCCGTTTTGAAAGGTTTTCCACCTCCCGCCAATTCCATTTAAATGCTCAATTTCATTTATATTAGCGATGTGTAACACGAGGCCAAAAACAATAAAATCTGAAGGAGCAACCGGATCAATAGTGCCATTTTTTGTAACTAACCACACAAGCAGCCTACAAAAAACGGGGATCAACCCTATCAATACAGTATAAACGAACCACTTAAAAAAGCGTGTATCCATGATCACTTTCCTTAATCTTACGCTGTATCAATATATTCTCTGACGAAGAAGACTATCAGAACTGACTAAAAACTTACACTACCTTAACTCCCTCTCTTATCTGTCAAGCTCCCATCAGTTCTTGTGGCCACGTCCATGTTGCCCATCATGCCTTGTGCAAATTCGGCTTTAAGTCTTTCTATCACTTGGTCGCTGACTTGTTGGTCATAGCTTGGATTGCCTGTCGGTGTTAGGTGGATGGTTGGCGCAAAGGTCATGCTTTTGTTGTTGTTTTGTAGCTGTTGGCTTTGCTTTGCGATGGCTTCTGGGGCGGGTTGGTCTGTTTTGTCGTCTTCAAACCATCCGCCTATTTTGCCGCCGATCCATTCGCCCAAAGAGCCACCGCCCATGCCGCCTGCGATGGAGCCGACGATGCCACCAATGGCGGTGCCGATTATGGGCACGACGGAACCAATGGCGGCACCGGCTAAGCCGCCCGCCGCCGCGCCACCCAAGCCCCCTGCCATGTCGCCTGCGGTGGCGCCTATTTCGGTGCTGTTGCCTTGGGATATGGCGGAGGCAAGGCCTGCGCCTTGTAGGGCGATGTCTAGCGGTCTGAACAGTTTGCCTGCGCCTTTGAGCACGCCGCCAGCCATGCCGCCCATGGGCAGCATGGAAGACAATCCGCCAGCGGCGCCCGCTAGGTCTGCCCCTGCCATGGCCAACTCTCCAATATTGGAAACACCCGCATTGGCTGCCCCTGAGAACATGGACAAGGCCGCGCCGCTGCCGAGTAAGCCAGCGAGTCGACCGTATTTACCAAGACGAAAGCGTCCGCTTAGTCGGGATGGTCTTGTGGGTGTGGCGCGTTGTGTTGTACGGCCTTGTAGGTAGTCTTTTTTGCGTCGTTTGCGTTCCTCTTTGCTAAGTCGTTCGCCACCGTAGGACGTGGGGCTTTGTCGTGCGCCTGCGCCGAGTCCGTTTAGTTTGCGGTTGAGTCGGTCTAGGGAGCGGGATGCTCGGTTGGCGCTTTGTGTGGTTTGGTCGGTGGAGTTGGTGAGTTTGGTTTTGCCAAGGTTGAAGCGATCGCGTCCGTTGCCAAGGGTGAGTTTGGCAAGTTTAAAGGCGATGGCACCGGCTTTTACGGCGGCTATCGCGGCGGCGACGCCCATTAAGCCTGTGGCCAGTTCCGGGTTGGCTTCGGCAAAGTCGGCCACGCCATCCACGGCAGACATCAGCGGTGGCAAGACAGCATCGAGCACGGGCAAGAGCCTATCACCAAGGATGATGGTCATGCGGTCGAATTTGGCCCCGAGTTGACCAAGCATGTGTCCACGGGTGGCGGCGCGGTTGGCGTATTCGTCGTTGACGCTGTTGGCTCGGTCGGCTTGGTTGGCCACTTTGGCAAAGGCAGAAACGAGGCCGTTTTTGTCGTCGTCCAGTGTGGTGACGAGTTTGGCGACGGCGCCTTTTACCTCTTCCCCAAAGAGTTGGGAAATCACCGCGCCTCGGTCTGTGGCGTTGACGTCTTGTAGGCCGCGCATGACTTCCACAAGGGTGCCTTGGGCGTCTTGCTGCATCATTTCCGCGAGTTCTTCGGCATCAAAGCCGATACGCCCCATGGCGTCTTTTTGTGCGCCTGTGGCCGCGTAGCCTGCGGTGAGTCGTCCTGTGATGTTTTTCAGCGCAGTTGAAGCCACCTCTTCCGTTGCGCCGCCTGCGATGAGGCTGGCAGACAGGGCGGCGGTTTGGTTGTAGCTTAGCCCTGCGCCCATGGCGGTGGAGCCTTGGCGCACCATGACGGCGGCAATGTCCTTTGCCTTGGCGTTCATGTTGTTGCTTAGGTAGTTGGTGCTGTCTGCCAGGTCTAGGGCGTTCTTTTGGGTTAGCCCCATGGCGGCGCGGAATGTCGCGAGGGTGGAACCGGCTTCTTCTGCGGATACGTCCCACGCGACACTCATTTTGGTGGCAGCTTCGGCAAACTGTAAAAGCTGGTCTTTTTCGATGCCCGATTGCCCTGCGGCGGTGACGATGTCGGCGATGCCTTCTTGCTGTACGCCAAGGCGGCCAGCGAGTTTCATCATGTCGGTGCGGTATTGGGCTTCTTCTTTTTTGTCGGAAAAGTCGACGACCTTTTTTACATCGGCAAAGGTGCTTTCGTATTCAACGGCGCGTTTACCCGCCATGATGAGTGGCGCGGTTTTCACCGCTAGGCCGACCGCTTGCCCGACCAGTTCGCCTTTTTGGGCGTTACGATCGGCAATGCGCCCTTTTAGGGTTTGGATCTTTTTTAGCTTGGCTTGCTGGCGGTCTAGGGCTTGGCTGGCTTGGTCGGTTTGTCGGGCTAGTTTTAGTTCTTGGGCACCGAGTGAGTTTACCTTTACGCCTGCGGCGCTCATGTCTTTGCGTAAGCCACCTAGTTCACGGGCTTGTTTGCTGTAGGACGTTTTGAGTTGGTTCGACGCCACTTCGGCATTTTTGACGGCGGCTTTTTCTTTTTTGTAGCTTTGCTCGGCGGCTTTTTTGGCTTTGGTGAGTTCTTGCACCTTGGCGGTGGCGGCTTTGACTTGTTGCGATTGTGCGCCATAGGCTTGGGCGGCATCCAGTACCGCTCGTTCTGCTTTGGCGAGTTCGGCTGTGTGTTGCTTTACCGTGGCTTGGGCGCTTTGCTCGCTCTGTTTTAGGCGGTTGGTTTCTTGATTCGCCTTAGACAGCGCGGTTTTGGTGTCTTCTAGCTGGGTGTTTAGGGTTTTGAAACGGGCGATGGTTTTTTGCTGGTCGCCTAGGGTTTTTAGTTTGCTGTTGGTTTGTTCGACTTGGCTTTCTAGTTTGCCAGCGGTCTGCATGGCGTTGTTGAAGGGTTTGCTGAATTTGTCGACCGCTGACAGGGCGATGGATATTTTTTTGTCGGCCATGGCTTACCCCTTTTTAATACCCAGTTTGGCGGCGGCTAGGTGGTAGCGGCGCATGGCTTCGTCAATGCGCCAGTTTAGTATTTCAGACGGTGGAACGTGGTAAACCAGCGGGATGACGTCGGTTAGGACTTCTACGTCTTTGGGCGAAAGTAGTCCGCCGGTTTTTCCAAAAAATCGATTAGGCGCTCCTGTAGCTGGTTCCAGTCGGGCAGGCTGAGGCGTTCTAGTTCGTTTTTGGTAAAGCCTGTACAGCTTGAGCTAATGAAAATGGTGCGTTCCCATTCGTCTTCGTGGGTGTCCATTAAATCCGTGGTGGCAACGGTGGGCGGACGAAGTTTGTAGCTGGTTTTTTGTTGGCCATCGTCCCCTTGAATGGGGATCAGCAACGCGGGGGCGGCTTTGTCGAACTCGCCTTCAATTAGCTGGCTGGCGGTGGCGTTCATCAGTTCCAGCGTGTGGTTTTGAATGCTGGTGTAGTCGGGTGTGACTAGGGTTTTGAGTTCTTTTTCTGTGAGCCCCGTGCTTTCGCTAATACAAGCGCGAAGTAGCTTGGTGTCGGTCTTGTTGGCTTTGTGCTTCTCAGACAATTCACGGTGTTGCCCCATGGTGATGGTATGGATGGTGACGGTTTGGATTGGCTCGCTTTTGTCGCTTTCGATGGGCCAGACGAGTGGGTGTTTTTTGGGTTCAAACATAAGGATTCTCTTTTCAAATTCGTAAAAAAAGCCCGCTCGTTTGATGGAGCGGGCAAAGGGGCTTCAAGCTTTTTTGACGGTTAAGGGTTAAGGGTTAAGGCAAGCCGACGTTGCGACGGTGTACTTCTAAAATATCGCCTTGGCCAAGGTTAAGGATTTGCGCGTTGCGGTCGATCTCGAAGATGGTTTTGCCGTATTCCATTTTTTTGTAGGCGCTGACGGCCATTTCCATTTCGTTGTCGGGCAGCTCGCCCATTTTGCTTGGCGATTCGGTGATGCTGGTGATCTCGCCTGTCAGACTGTATTGAATGGCGAATTTGTTGCCGTCTTCGTCTTGGTGCGATTCGTTGACGTTGACCTGGCATACGTCACCGGAGATCAAGCCAAAGGCTGACAGTAGCAATTGATCTGCGCCTTTGATTTTGAACTTGGCGGTGAGCTTTTCTAGACCAACCATGATTTCACCGGGGATGAAGGAACCGCCGCGGGTTTCTTGCATGGTTTTCTTCACTTCAGGCGGGGTGAACTCGTCGAGTTCTTTGACTAACGGGTAGCCGTTAATCAGCGCCATTCGGGTAATGCGGGTACGTTGTCCGGCCATTATAGGACTCCTTCTAGGAACGATTCGACGATGCCAACGTCTTCAATTAGGTGGTACACCATGTGTTCGTTTGGCGCGTAACCGTGGTATTTGATGGCAATGTGCCATTCGCCGTTGGTGTAGTTTTCGACGTTGTTGAGCGTTGGGTGCAGGTAAACTTGCGCGCCCATGATGGTTTCGTCGGCTTGCAGAGATTTGAGCCAGAAGTTGAGCTTTTCAATCTCTTGGTTCATGAAGGATTCGCTCATGTTGCGCGCCATGGCTCGCTGGGCGGTTTTCGCCAGTTTGCGGATGATGGCGTATTCCAAGCCCACTTGAGAGACGAATCGACCCATGACGCAACGGTTGCCAATAAGCGAGAAGCCGCCCATGCTGGTTCGAGCAAAGTACGAGATGCCGAAGCGGTTCATCAGGTCGCCGTTGGTGGCTTTGTCCATGATGTTGTAGTCGATGGTTCGCGCTGTGCCTTGGATCAATGCGCCCATGCCGCCTTTCGCTGGGCTTTCCCATGGTTTTACTCGCGCAAAACAAGACAAGGCAATGGCCGCGCCAGAGAAGTAGACGTTGCCTTTCGCGGCTTGGCTGTAAACGGAAACGAACGGATCGACCACATAGAATGCGTCGTAGCCTGTGCCTTCGCCACCGAGGGACTTGGAATAGTCGATGGCGGCGTTGTCGTTGGTGTTGGGGCCATCGCCAACAGGAATCGCGTAAAGGCGTTTGCCCATGGCGGCGAGTGCATCGGCCACGGGTTTGGTATTGAAGCCCGGTGCGGCAATGTGGGTCGGCACTTCTTGGCAATCGCTTAAGGCTTGGATGCCGGTTCGTTGGCCTGTGGCAGGATCGATTTTACCTATTACCTTGTTGATGGTGTCGGCTGTATCTGTACCCTCTTCCACGATAACGACGTAAACCGGCACGGAAACAATGCGGAGCAGCTCGTAACAAGTACGGTAAAGCGTGCCGCGTTCGGTGCCTGCCATGTCTAGCTTGGCCACTGCGGCCATGTTGGCAATGCGGATGGGGGTGTTTTTGGCGTAGCTTTGGTGGGCGTCTGGTGCGGTGCCGACGACACCGACCACTACGCTGCCAAGTGGCCCCATTGGCGGCGGCGCGGAGTGAGTTTCGACGCTGATTCCGTTGTGGGTAAAGGATGCAATCTCTGGCATTAGGCCTCTCCTTTTGGTTTAGCGGTTGTTGTCGCAAGGGCGACTTTGTTGCTAAGGATTAAGTATTCTGCCTCGCAAGGAAGCAACTCGACCGTGGCGCCTTTTTCATGCCAATGCTTGTGATTTGGGCATTGGTAAGGCGAGAGAACGGTGTAAGTTTGCCGAGGATTAGGCGGCTGTTTCGTGGTCATGGGCTTTCTCCAGACGTAAAAAAACCGCTTTCGCGGCTTGGGGATGGTGGGATCTTTAATTAGGAATTGTTATTCGGTTGGTAAGGGAAAGCGCTCTTTGATTGCCTCAACCGCTACCAATGCAGCAGCTCTTGCTTCTTCCGCACCTTCAATATCGCCAGCAGCATCTTTTCGAAGGGCTTCGAGAAACAATTTATCAGACTCAGCAGCGTAAGACTTCTCACGATTAGAAAGTACAACAAGATCCTTTGCTGCATCTATTTCATCTTGCGGAACACCCGCATTAAGAAGTTCCGACTCTGAAAACCCTACAAAATTAGAACCTGCGTACAACATATTTAAACGAATATCACTCATACATACACCAATCAATCAATAAGTAAGAATCAAGCCAGCATTTGCAGAATCTATATTTAACGCTCGACGCGCCGGATTATAAATTGCCATATCACCAGAAAGGGTCGTTGAATAAAGACTAATAAACATCATCCCACCCAAAACCACATCACAAAGAACGAAGTTTGTCTCAGTGCTTTGCGACAAGTTAAAACGCATGAAACTTGCACTACCAAAAGTCGAACCGAATCCACTATCACCAACGTGAAAATTCAATCGACATAACGACTTTAAAGCGGGCGACTTATTCACTAGATAAGTCCCGTAAAAACCACCAAACAATGCCGCGCCGCCGCACATATTAACTAAATTTTCACCAGACCTATTCTCATGAACCTCAATTGTCAAAGAATGCGGATTGCCTATTTTTAGCGACCCACCTGAACGCGTAGTAAAAACCCCACCCTGCATAAATCGCAGAGTAACATTAGAGCCCCCATAAACCCCTATCATCACATTTCGTGAACCCAAATCATGATGACTAACAACATCATAAACATTGCTATCACTCCCATCACTAGCAGAACCCAAATAAATTCTAGCCGCCGCGCCCTCTGGAATAATAGATATCGCCTTCGCTATAGTAGCCAACGGACTAGATGAACTACCTGTATTGCCATCATTACCGCTAGCTGAGACATAAATATTTAGACTCAAAAACGAATTAATAACAGCAGACGTCTCACCCAATAAACCTTCAACCTTCTTGTCAATTTCTCCAATTTTACCCGCTACTGTTTCAGTCATCTTATTGACCGACTCGACAAGTGCTGCTGTATCTTGTGTACTCATAAAGGTTTCCTTTAGTTAAGTTTTTTTTCCAAATCCAACAATCGAAACTCTTGCAGGATTTGTCGGTGCATAGTCTGTACTTGGGCCGTTGCCATTTTTGTGAACTCATCGTCGATCAATATATTTAGGTTTTCCGTTCCGACAACTACGGTCACTGTGTCACTTGGTAATGCGCTCAAATCCAATGTGATCGGTTGGATGCAATGACCATTTTTGGCTTTGTAGTTGAGCGTGGTATTGGGTGCGGAAATAACACCCAATAAGGTGCCTGTCTCTAACCAAAAACCCAGCTCTTTGATTGGGTATTCCTGCGGGCCGCTGAATTTAGCCACGGCTTGTAATTGGCCAGCTCCGGTGTCTTTGTATTCACCGAACTCAACACGCTGAATTTCATTCACTAAAGTGGTTTGATCTGGATTTGGGGTATAGGCTCGGTCACCCGCTGAGACCCATTTCAAGCGGGCCTCTATGCCCTTTCCTTTTGCACTAATGCATTCATTTAACCCCTTGCGGGTAATGACTAAACTAAGGCTGTCACTCATTTTATGTACCTTAAATAATGGCTTTGGCGTTAACTGGTGAAAGGGTAAAGCTGTAATGATCCGCTAGTGCTGTGATACCTAACCGACCATAACTTTTGACCACGGGAATGATGGCTTGAAGGTTAAGGGGCTGAATGGTCACCGCTGGCGGAATGGCTGCGGCGATGGATAACGACACGCTAGCTTTCGGCATTGGCCAAAGGTTGGCGTCTGCCTCTGCCTCTTTTACATTGATTGATGGTGCTCGCGCTCCGGCCAACCCTAAACTTGTTTCCACTCCGAACATCAAGGAAAGTTCAATAGTGTCACGTTCTGATTTTGTATCTTCTATGTAGGCTATGAGCTTCTTAGCATTGGCTACATTTACGGGCTTGTTACCTTTTTCCCACGCAACGATGTCTAAACTATACGGCTCTGTTTTTGGTACTTGTTGGTACCAAGACTTTATCTCGCTCAAAAATTCGAACGATTTTAAAGCCAGCGCCAGACCCGCTTTGGTGCCGCTCAACTGCCGAACTTTCCAAGCATTCCCTGCTAAATTCCGTTTAACCTGCTCTGTATCTTCCGTGTCCCAGATCGGCACTTGTTTTTCAGCCGCCAGCGTCGAAATCGCCTCATTTCGGGTTTTCTGTGCATCCAGTAGTTCAGGGTATGGATGATCAATTGAGTACAGGGCTTCGCTTAAGGCGAGTTCTAAAGCACGTTCTAATGGGCTGCGGTTATCGGGTAAAACACTATAGGTTTTCAGTGTTGACGGTAATTTTGACTGACTCAAGGTAAGGCGCCTCGTTGAATTGGCAACGCAAGGGTTGAGTGGGTTGCAGTATGTCGCCTCGATGAGCGCCGGTTGTTTTTAAAAGCACGCTGTACAACATAGACAGCTCGATACTGCCGCCCAATCTGTGCTGTTGCTCTGCATACTCTCGAACGGCTTTTTCTGCAGCGGCTTTTACCACATCAGCATCTGGGCCCGTTCGGATATACAGCACGGCATCACACGACCAAGATTTTATCGTTGGGGCTTTGACTGTGAGTAAGTCCGTCTCTTGGGCGATGTCGTCCCGCTGCATGTATTGCTGTGTTGCCGCAATCAATGCCTCAGCAGGGACACCATTATTTGTATGAGCCAAGATGAAGCAATCCACTTTCCCTGGTGCAACGCGTCTGGCTTGGGCGTCTTTGGTTTGCCCTGCCATTTCGTGTGGATCGAATTCATATGTCACCACAACTTTGCTTTGAGTTGGGCTTTCGACCGTGACTTTCGGGCGTCCGCCTAACGTCATAGCGTTAAATCGATAACCCGATCGAGTGCCTGTGGTGGCCAATGCATAAGCCGCTAGATAATAACGAGTCAGCAAAGCCTCGTTGCTTTCGACCGTTGGCGGCACTGGGGGAAAAGCGTTCGGGTCACCTTCATCTACTATTTGCCGCTCTACTCCTAGTTGGCTGGCGATAAGATCGACCATTTTGTCGTCGGTCGCGTACATGCCAAACATCTGCAAGGCTTGGGCGTTCATTTGCCTAAATTGGCTTTGCAGAATGACGGTAAAAGCCTGAGTAAATTTGGTTAATAACTCGGCTTCGTTTTCAAAGGTTTCTGTTACGCCTGCTACGTCATCCGGTGCATTTTCTGCCAAATACGCCAGCACGCTTTGTTTAACCGTTTTGAATAGATCATCGAAATTCGGTGTGGTGATGATCTCTGGTTTAGGCAGTGGATTTTGATGGGGAAACATCTAACGGCACCTCAAATTTAATAGTCTGTCCATTCCACTTACCTTCAAAATACAAGGCGAGTCCGTTAGTTAATCGCTTGGCAACACAGCGAGAAGGCACAAAATCAGTTAGGCCATTGATTGGCTCGTAAAAGGCGGCAATGGCGGCGGCTTGCAGACGAATAAGCATGCTGTCTGTCATGTTCGCGCCCATGTATTGACGAACCTCACTACCAAAGGTTGGGCGTTTGGCTCGACCTACTTTTGGCGTGGTCATGACTTGAATAATGCGGCTGACAAGTTGATCAAAGCCTTCAATTCTTCGGCCTGTTTTACGGTCGATGCCTATCATTTAGGTCACCTGCTCTTGTTGTTAAGTGACTTTATAGGTACCTGCAGAAGAGCCACCTTCTACTGGTACTTCTGCATTTTGAGTGATGTGGTTCACAATGCCTTCCGCAAACGCCAACCACCATTCATGCCCCGCTGCTTTGCCTGCTAGCGGCTGAAAACCATGGGCTTGCATAGCGGCTTCTATGTCTTTAGCGAGCAATTCAGCATCTAACGCCATATCATTTCCCCGCTGTCACTGTTGATGAACAATCCGCATGAGGCAAACCTGTGATCATGCATTTGTGAGCACCGGTTACGACGCCCATGCCTTTGTTAAGCTTGATCATGCTGCCATCTACCGTGACTTCACCGCCTGCTTTAACCTTGGCTGTTTTGTCGACATTAACGACCACATCGCCTTTCACCTCGACTTTGAGAAGGTGATTTTTCGCATGATAGGAAACGAGCGAACCATCTGGATAACAGCGGACAATCTCGTTAGGGTCGTTACTCGGTGCAGGGAAGTTATCGCTAAACAACCCAATCAGCGCGACGGTTTGGGTGCCGTTGTTACCAGCGCCGTAGTTAAGTAATACTGCCTGTTCGCCTACGGATGGGCATCGATAATCTGAGGTCTCGCCAGCGGCGTAAGCAAACCAACGGATAAAAGGCGTTTTAAGTTCCCCGTGCTGAACTTTGATCAAGTTGCCCGATTCGTGAACGGCAATGACACGACCAAGGCGAATGATGCTTTGTAGTCGTCGTCTTAGGTCTTCAGTTTCTTCGCTTAGCTCTTCGATTCTATCGAGATACGGCTGCAACATATCCCGAACCATGGCTTCAATCAGTTGACGCATTAGAGGCTCCGGTATTCGTTCTGGTCGTTTTCATCGGTTGGGTTTGTCGCAATGCGAATGCCGCTTTTAACGGCTTCAGGTTGCCAAGTGGATTTACCGAGATAGAGCTTTTGCTCCCAATTCACCACCCACGAATCAAAACCGCCAAGGGTGTCTTTTCGGAAGTTGCCAGGGTACGCATCAATGTTAAAGGGCTTTTCTAAGACTGAACCTGTTAGCCAAATACCCTTTTCATATACAAACTGAGACACTGCCACGGCAAATTCTTGGAGTTCCATTTGTAGGTTTGGCACTTCTCGCCCCAACACACAATGAATGGCAAATTGCGCCACGACAGGGTAACGACCATCACCTACGTCTGGCGCTTTGGGAAGCTCTTCAATGTTTAGCAGACAAGCTGGGGCGAGAGACTCAAGATTTTCGCTTGGGTCGTAGCTATCGATGGTGACTTTAGGGAAACGCACTTTCAGGGCGTCGATGATGGCTTGGTGTACATTGCTTAAATTGATATTGGTGTTTGCCACTCATTGCCCCTCGACGTTCATAGCAAAGTTAATCTCTTGCTGTAATATTTGATGAAAGCGCGCCTCGGCTCGCACGTGATAGCGTTCTATGATTGGTTGGGCGATGTTCTCGATAGGAAAACGTTCTTCTTCGATGGGCAGTTCGGTCCATTGTCCATCGGCTCGTTTGGAACGCTTACCGCCTGAGTCATACTTGCGTTTGAATACACCGCTGTGGCCGTTTTTCATGGTGGCGATAAAGGCGCCAATAAAGTGATGCTTGCCGACTCTGACGCCAATGTCCGTTTGCTTTGGTTTGCCCAAGGCACTCACGGCGATTGGCGCTAAACCAAACCAGACGTTCACCGTGCGCTTGCCGTTTTTGATGTAAAAGGTTTTGTAATACCGCGCTGCTAATACTCGCTGAGGCACAGACAAGGCCACACCTAGCTCTCGTTTGGTTTGGGTTTCTAACCAGCGTGCCACTTTCTTAAGTGTCCGTGTCACGGCTTTTTGCAGTTGACGAACAGAGAGTTCTAATTGTTCTTCCAGCTCGGCAACACCTTCCCCTAGGTCTATTTGTAGGTTCATGAATTACCGCCAGTTGTGATCTTTGTTTTGCGTCACTTTTAAGGGCAGTACGATTTCATACTCGCCCTGCTGAAAAGGCAAAATGAGATAGGATACGCCGTCTATTTCGAGGCGATCCCCTTCTTCACAGGGGCAATGGTTAGGTGATACGCAAAACGTCGCGGTGATCACATCGATATGCAGTTGCCCTGCGGTTTTTGATTTCGACGTGGTATTCACGTCGCTTTCAATGAATGAGAACGTCCCTGTTATGGTGTCCGTTGTACCGGTTTTCGATATCCATATCGCGTCTTGCCCAAACTCCTTATCGATCTCACTTTTGAGTTCGTCTAAGACAGCACGATGACTGAGATTCATAAGCGCCTCATAGTTCAAAAGATAAGGAGTTGGGAAAGAAAACTCTCTGTTAGTTAGAGCTGTAGATTTCGGCTAACAAAGATGGATCACGAGCGATCGGCAAGTAAATCGCGCGGGAGCGGATTTCTAAGCCTTCGTCATGTTTCATTGGCTCTGTGGTGATATGACACTCACGGGCTTTAGCTGAGCTGGCATGCAGCACATCCGCTGGAGCACGTAACATACCAAACAAGCCTTTCACACCCAGAGGATAAGAAGCGCCTTTCTCAGCCACTTCGTCGGCTTCGTCTGACACAAACTTGATACCACAAATGTTGATTTCACTTGGGTCATCAGCAAAGGCCACCACGCGTTTTGCGTGAATTTCTTCACTATAAAACTTTTTGATACTGTCATGATTCAAAATGCGCTCAATCATTTCCTGACCGATACGACACTCGACACCTTGCAGCGTTAAATGACCATGCTTTTTGGCATTATCCACAGTGGCTTTACGAAGCCCTTTCAACAAAGTGGGTACGTCAGTGCCCGCTGTGCCAAGCTTCAAGTCCAACTTACGTTCATCAACACCCAAGACATCAAACAAGTTGACCAACACTGTGCCTTTTTTGTTTTTCACTTTGCCTTTCAATGCAGAATACGCCGTATAAGCGGCGGTGTAGCGATGATTGTCTTTATGCTTGCTCATCTGGCTTTTAACCAAAGACGCCAGCTCTTGGGCTTTGATCTTTTTATCACGTAATGAACCAATGCGTGACAGGTCACTAGGAACGATTTGTGTTTCAAACGGATAACGGATCAAACGAACTGGTACGGCACTTTCGGCATCGTGTTCGTCGATGTTTGGATTTTGGCCAATTTCACCTGGCATCAAGACTTGAAGCTGTTGCCCAGACTTCACAATCATTACATTACGGTGCTCAACATTTTCCACCGTGAACATGCTCAAGACTGCGGCATCAATATGAACGGACGCATTAAAACCCGTTGTTAACGCGCTCAGCGAGAACGCTTCGTGCTCGAATATATCTTCCATTACTGTGACCCTTTTTTGATAACGATAAATGCTTTTTCAAGCTGTTCTGTGATGGCCGCTTTAATCGGCTCTGTCACCCCGTCTGGCCATGCGATATACAGCGTATTGAATACCGAGTGCGCCCAGTAAACTTTGCCGCCACCAGCATGAATGCCGTAAGCATCACTGCCGTCGTAGCCTTCCGCTTCTATATCCAGCGCCTCACCGTCTTTAGTGACGATGGCCCATTCTGGCTGATCCTTAGCGGCATCAATTTGTTTGATGCACATCTCGCCACGCTCGTGGGACCAAAGGAGTATTAACGAGTCGGAGACCTTATTTTTAATCTCTTGCATTACGCTTCCTCAATCAGTTGCAGCATGTCGTAGCTCTCGTCTTTGTGAGACTCCAAACCGCTGGTTAATGAAATTTCTTCGTCCTTTTTCGCGGCAGCTTCTTTCAAGACTTTTGCCGCGGCTTCTTCACTGGCGTTGTCTTGAATAAGCTGACCCGCCATTTCTGGTACGCCTGCCGCTTTGGCAAGATGATTAATCTTTTGCGCCAGCTCTGTTTGATTATTCGCTTGGGTAAGGGACGATTGCTGTAGCGCAACGATTTGCGCTTTAAGGTCGCTGGTTTCCGCTTCGTGAGCAGCGTTGATTTCCGCGACTATTCGCTTGTGTTTTGAATCTGTCATCATGGTATGAATCTCTTCCTCTGTTTTGATGCCATCAATTAGGCCGTGGGCCAGTAAATCGCTCGCGCCAAACATCTTGGCTTGCAATGCTTGAACGTGAGCCGCGTCAACGTCTCGGTTTTGAGCCACCAATTGAAAAAAGGCATCGCCTAATTGGTTCACCATAGCTTGATGGCGTTCGCGCTCTGCCTCACTCAATGCCAAATGCGGTGAGCCGTCGGCTTTGGCTTCGCCTGTGGTGAAGTAGGTAATGGTCTCTTTGTCGTTATGGATTTCACGACGACCAAAGATCACACCAATGGAACCCGCCATACTGTGTGGGCTGGCGTATAGCTCAGTACAAGCGCAGGCCAAGGCATAATTGGCAGAATAAGAACCACCATTGATGAAGCCAATCACCGGCTTTATCGCACCGATTTCTTTGATCAAGTTAGCCAGATCAAAACAACCAGACGCTTCACCACCGGGGCCGTCGAATTCGACGAAGATCTTCTTCACTGAGTCATCTTGAGCAAGGACATTAAGGCTTTGCCGCAAGTCTCGATAAGACAGGATTTGATTACAATTCGCGTCTAATCCATTAAAGCGGTGTGAGGTGGGACCAAAGACAGACAAGTGACAAAAGGTGTCTTCTCGTCCGCCACCATCACCACCTAGAAACAAACTAGGGTTCTGGTAAAACTGTTTCAGTAACTCAAAGTTGGCTTGATGAGCGTCAATCGTCATCATCATCGGGGAGTTCGTCATCAACTGCAGAAGATGCCGCATTGTCTATACCTCTTGATTGTTTCGCTTCTTGGCTTCGCTGTACGCCATCTAAATGTTTGTCGAGTGTTTTACCGCGACTATTCGAGACTTCTTCCAAAGAGGTGATGTCGTTTTGAACTTCTAACACCAGCGCCTTAGCGGCTTTGAGTGGGTCGATTTCTTCCCATTCTGGCCAGATCCAAGTTGGATTAAGGTAGGTGTAAGGGTTCTCAAAGTAGTTGGGCAAACTCTCGGATGTACCTAGATGGAGCGCATCAATAAACCAGCCTAAAATCCGGTTAAACGCAGGGCCTAAAACGATGTCTCGTAATTGCCCAACTAAGCGGCGATGGTTGATCATGCCCGCACGAATACTAGAATAGTTAACTTGCGTTAAATCCCCCGTTAGCATTTCGTATGTGATGCCCAACAAGCCTGCAATCATTCGCAACACTTGGTTGTTATGCTCTTGATAGTTGCCTGCAATCTCAGCGGGTGACGCGGTTTTAATCTCTATCACGCCATTCAAGAAGGTCACACCACCCGCATTGTGAACAAGGCGCTGGGGCGTTCTTTGACTGGCTGGGCCGCTTGCGGTTTGACTGACTTCGTTTTCTTTCAAGGCAAAGACTTGTTGGCCAACGCGCTTCATCCGAGATTTAATCTCGACAGTTTGGTTGTCTTGGTATTGCTTGGCGAAGTCTGCACCAGGAGAAATCCAAGGCTGTGCCGTGCTTTGGGAAACATGCACCACATCACGAAGATGGATCACGTCTTCAGCGGGTATCCAATTCACCGAGTCTTCGTCAAAGTCTGGGTGATCTCGTGGCAGTTTGTAAAAAGCGTACTTTTTCACTTTGCCGTTTTTGGCGTACATGATGCCGCCACGAACGTAACTCCCTGACCCTGTTCTCTCTAAACCAATTGCCAGACTTAACGGGCTAACGACCTGTACTTGCAGCGGTATAGGGTGCAAGGTTCGACGACGCACAATGAACGCACTGCCATCCAGTAGCATGGTGATAACGGCTAAGGCTTGTACGCCTGCAAAATTGGTGTTTTCGTAAAAGTCACAATAAAGCGTCCATTCCTCATAACTTTGAATGAAGGATTCACTGAACAATTCAGGATCGAAAACCGGCTTTGCACCGCCACCGATACAGCTTGCACGAAAGCGAGACGCCCCCACTCGCAACAAGGGATTATTGCGAATAAGGTGATGGCTAGCGGTGATTTCTTTTAAAAGAACGTTTTCGCTTTTCTCGTTATCATGCAGCTCAGCGCCTTTGAATAAGGGCGATTTAGCAACACTGGAATAACTCAAAATATCACCTCAACATCGACGCTTTCCATAAGCGGTACAGCCTGCAAATCACTGATCATTTGGCGCTCTAACGAACGTAACTCGGACAAGCTCACGTCCGTGTATTGCATAGACGTACGCCCACCTTGTGGCGTGGTGTATTCGACACGAACTTTGCGCTGACCTTTCACCAAATCGGTAATGGCTTGTTGGACGATTTTTAAGTTGTCATCAGTAGAATAGATCGTCATCAGTAGTCTCCATAATCTGACGTTTCGTAATAATCGCCGTAGTCAGTTTCGATAATATCGTCTGTGATTTTGTGGGCGTTTGGATCAATCAAGCCAAGCGGCTCTTGGGGTGACGCGTCTTGTATTTCGGGTCGTAAGAAGTCGTAAAGCCACAGCACGTAAACGAGCAAATCCCAAGGCTCATTGCGCTTTTGATCGGGCTTTTTATCCCACTTCACATTGCTGCCACTGCCCTTTAATTCCTCGGCGGTGAGCATTTGGAAATAGACCAAATCGAACACATCGTTTACGGGAAAGTGAATGTAGTTCTTACCCGGCATTTCGTTATTCAAACGCTCTGCCGCGCGGTTTTTCAGTTGATGAACGTTAAGGCTGCGATACTCACACCGCGCTTCAGGGTGAACCTTGTAGGTGAGTGTGAATTCTGGCTTGAATTTGGTTTTTGCATTCCCTTCCCCACGAATCGCAAAGATCCAACCTTGATACGGCGCGCAAAATTCCAGCATGGCTTTCCATGCATGGCCGTTACAGTCCATGGCCGCCGCAAACACGCCAATGGTTCGCCCATCGGACAAGGTGAATTCGGTTTCTAATTCGCGGATGAGGTTTTGTTGGGTCGAGACATCTTCAGGGTCACCATGGATTTTGCCATAGTGAATTGCCCACATTTCGCCACGCTCACCGACCGCCCAAAAGTGATAATCGAAACGGTTCTTTTGGGTATCGATCGTCGCCAAAACACAGCGCACTTGCTCGGGTAAAGATTCCATGGGCGAGTAGTATTCTCGCCGTTTATACAACTCTTCAAAGTTGTTAAGCTTGTGCGCTCGTGATGCGTCCGAGTACTCCACGCCCACCTTCGTGTTCATGAAGGTTTGCATTTTGCGTGGGTCTTTTTTCGCCTTGTCGTATTCGGCGGCAATCGATGGCAACGAGGTGTTCGGGTTGTCGTTGTAGGCCGACCAAATATGAAAGCCAGCGTCTATTTTGCCGCGTTCGTTGGTGTCGCCCGGTTCGCCACATTCACAACACAAAGCGGAGCCTGTTTCGTCCCATCGTTCTGGGGTTTGATGAACGCCACAGCATTCAAATTCACGCGTTGCGCGCCATTCACCCGCTTCCACCATGTTGAACTTATGGTGTTCTTCAATCTTGCCGCTGCAATGAATGCAAACGAAATGGGCGTCTTTGTAGTGCTTAGGCGAGTATCGAAAGTTCTCTAACTTCAAGCGCTGCTTGAAATCGCAATGGGGGCAAGGCACATACAAATAACGCTGATCGGTTTGCAAAAACTCGCGGGTGATCTTACAAGTACCGGCTTCTTTCGGAGTGGAGCCAAGAACAATCTTGCGCTGCCCTTCACTTTCGGTTCGAGTGATACCGAGATCAATCGAATCGCCTTCTTTATCGACGTTGTCTGGATAACCAGATATCTCATCCATGAAAAGATACTTGATCGTCACCATTCGAAAGCTACTGGCGGACGTGGCCCATACAACCGATATTTCACCACCGAAGAAGCTCTTCTCATTGGTGGTGTTTTTGCCAAACAGACGATCTTTTACGAGCGTGCTATAGGTGAATACCTTGCCTATCTCACGAGTAGAGAATTTATTCGCATCCCCTTCTGTGTTCTGAACAATCATGATGTTGCCAGGATCGTTCGTGATAACCCATGCAACGGCAGTGTTGATGAATATCGCGTAACCAACACGCGCACTTTTTGATAAAACGATTTTCTCGATCAGTGGCGATTCAAACGCCAACAACCACGCACGTTGAAACGATTTCGGCGGATAAATCTGAGCATTTGAGTTTTCATTCTTCATCGCCCATTGAATGATCGGCATCTTCATCGGTGGAACGATAGAACTTCGAATAGCGTTCGAGAATTTCTTCAATAATGGGGTGTAATTCATCGAGACCTTTCCCGTTTAACCTTTCAAGAGCGGCCCGCACCACATCATCAACCTGCTTTACTTCATCAGGCTTAAGAGAAACGCGTTTTTGTATCTGATTTGATAGGTCTAACAGCTTGCTTTTTACCGCAGATAAAGGGGCGTTATAGAGCTCAAACATGGCCTCGGCAGGTATCAATTCACCCTTGTCTTTTCCATTCTGTAACTGAAGTTTTATAGCAGCCTGTTTTTCCTTCTCAGTTTTCCAATCTTCGAAGGATTTAGGCGGATTTATATTTCTTCTGCTTCCCCCCGTTTCCCTTCCCTTATTCGCCTTCATATGACGGATTTTTTCAGACTGATATTTCACATAAGAGCGAACAGATTCTTCAACATTAATTTTTCCAGACCCTAGAAACACCAAGGCATAGCCGTCTTTTATGTGATTGCGAATAGTTCGCTCAACCACACCTAATGACTTAGCAAGTTCTTTAATCGTGCTCATTGAAAACAATTCTCACTAACAACGAATAGATAGGACAAAGCGGAATGGGAAATAGAAGCCATATTTTGAAAAATTTCTGTGACCCCGCGAGTCTTAGACCCGCAGGAAAAAGGCCCCTAGGGAGAGTACCTTTTCTATATAAATCAGTAACTTAAAAACAAACCAAAACATTAACCAAACAGTCAGGTATGACGTAAAAACAGCCATTTTTGAGCGTTTTTTCTCAAATTACACTCTGGCTGTTTTTGTCATTAAAAAACTCGCTATTTCCAAAGAGCAAAAACAGGCCAGATTTAGGGAAAATTCAAGATTCGGTCAATGCCTTTTTTACTTCCTCGACAAGCTTATCATCCAGAGTATTGGTGCTCTTTTTTGTCAGGGATTCGGCCACATGTAGAAATACGGCAATTAACACCTTTTCAGTGACTAATTTAGTCAATACTGTTTTCAAAATAGCTAATAAAATCGTGCTCATACGTATTGCTCCTTATCGATTCCGTACAGCTCAAACGGAAAGTTATTGACGAACTCATGCACCGTTCCAGCGCCATGAAATGTGTTGTAATGATCTTTCCAATATTCGCCCAAAGCCTTGATATTATTGGCCTCTGGCAATGATTGAGGCTTACGCCAGTAATGAACACGACACATGGCCACAGCGTATTTGATGTTGCTCATCAGCTCTAATTCATCAGGAACACCACACACTTCATACACACTATCGGCTTCACCACTTAGCAAGGCACGAAGGTCATCCTTTAGTGATGGTTTGTACTTAATGAAGTTGCGCCATAAGTCCGCATGCGTTGCTGGCTCCATCTGGATCAAACCAAGTGCTGGACCTTTGCCAAGCTGCTTAAGGTGCGTGGCTCGTGACTCTTGCGTGATTGTTCCCATAACCAGTTGTTCTGCGGCTTCGCTGTACATTCCAAGGTTTGAAAGCGTTGGTAACACCACATACTCACGCAATTGTTCTAGGTTTAAACTCATTGCAAGCCTCGCTTGAATCGATTGATAAATAATTTGATCGCTTCATCGCCCATCAGCCCCGCAACACCTGACATAAAGCCTGTCATTGCTGGCGGCATGTTCATCGACGTACATAGAAAGAACGTCAGCATGCCCAAGAAACCGCCAGTAAAAACCGCGATAAGCATATGAATTAATGAGAATTTTTTAGAATTTTGCTGAAAGTCACGAAGATATTTCACAGCCCCACCTAGCACACCGACCATGACGAATGCCGCTGTTTGTAGGAGCTCATCCGGTAGGAATTTCATATGGTGCGTCCAGTCCAGAAACGAAAAAGCCCCGCAAATTGCGAGGCCCAGAAATGACAAAGCCCCGCACTTGGCGAGGCTTGATAAGTTGTGTTGCCGTTAGATACAAAACTAACAGCGTGGGGATAATTTAACGCCTAATTCCCGACCTTGCAAGCCTTGCGCGCGCAAAAACAAAATGTCGTTCTCTTCTTATGAAAGCGACATTTTGCATATAAAGCCTTGTGTTTATTGGGCTAGAGCAAAGCGCCTTAACAACTCAATGGCGGCATGTTGGCGGCAAATCTAATATGAAAACATAGTGGGATTTATTCTACAGGAGAATTTTGATCATTTTTGCTTGCACTTTCTTTACAAATTAAAGTATTGTTCAAAAAACAACCAACGCAAGGATGATTACATTATGATTATTAAACTTTCAGTAAAATATCTTATGTTCATAGCCAGTGTATTTCTTGTGCTACTTTCTCCAATCGTTTTAGGGGACGAAATTTCAGAAGCAAAAACGAAAGCGGAAAAAGCGTTTAATGAAGCAAAAAACGAAGATACTACCTCTAGTTATGAAGATGCTCTTAAAAAATACAACGAATACACAACACTCTTAAACAACGCAGAAAAAAATCCCGCCAATAGTGAAAGTGTGAAATCCGAATTAAATACTAAATTGGTAAGTAATGAGGCAATAATTAAAAGTATCCAATCAACGCTTTTTGAAAAGCAGCAAGAGATAAATTCCATTATTGATAACCAAACTTGTATTCTTACTTTAGGTGAGATTTGCTTAGCTTCTGGAATAGGTATTAGTGCGGATAACCATGGAGATATAGACTTAAGAATTGTTGGTATTCTTTATAACCCCAGCTTAGGTCCAGATCAGTCTACTGGATGGCATGTATACTTAAGCCCCGCAGAGGACTTTATTGATGCCTTTGGTTTTGGTGCGTCAAAGAGGTGGTTTAGGTATAAAGATAACAAATATACTGTTATGCATGTTGGTTTTCATGTCCTAGTAGATAACGAAGAAAATAGTAGTGATTGGAGACTACATTACATCGTTTCTTGGTAATCTCTCACCAAACCTTTGGCAGTTCATCCCATCTGGTCGTGTAGCCTGGCGATAGGTGTTCGCGTTTCATTGACCATTGTGGTGATACACCTTGCGAGGCGAAGAAGACATTGCCGAGGCCGCTGTGGTTGATTTTGTCCACGACGTTCATCAGGGCTTTTGAGTTGATTTTTGTGTTGTCGGCTCGGAATAAATCTTGTTGAAAGGCGCCATGTTCGTAGAAGTCGGCGAGCATTACACCGCCTTTGGCGTAGCGATAACCTGCACGATAGATGCGACGAAACAGCACGTCGGCCACTTCTAATAAATCTCGCGTGTCGTCGGTTGGGTTGGGGAGTTCTGCAGACAAGGTTTTCGAGTACTGCGGTTCGTTTGGAATGAATGGACTGGTACGAACGAACACACTTACGACGCGGCAAAGGCGTTTTTCCCCGCGTAGTTTCTCGGCGGCTCTGGTTGTGTACTTGGCGATGGCTTCCCGTAGTTCTCGCTTGTCTGTCACTTTATGACCAAATGACCGACTGCAAATAATTTGCTGCTTTGTTGGCCTGAGCAATTCCAGATCCAAACACGACACCCCATTCAACTCTCGAATGGTTCGCTCCAACACCACAGAAAACTCACTCCGAATCGATTTAGGGTCAGCATTCACCAGATCCAATGCGGTGTTGATTCCCCTCGCCTTTAGCTTTGCCGTGGTACGACGGCCAACGCCCCACACATCACTTACATCAACAATTGCCAATAAACGCTTTTGTCTGTCTGGGTCCATCAAATCTACCACCGAACCGGTGGCGGGGTACTTCTTCGCCGCGTGGTTGGCTAGCTTCGCCAGTGTCTTGGTTGGCGCGATGCCCACGCCTACCGTAATGCCCGTCCATTGATCGACCTTGGCTTTTACTCGTTTGCCAAACGCTAGCAAATCCGTCACGTGATCAACACCGGTTAAGTCCATGAACGCCTCATCGATGGAATACACTTCCAGCCGTGGCGCTTCCTCTTCTAAGATGGTCATTACCCGATTCGACATATCCGCATACAAAGCATAATTCGACGAAAAGCACACAATGCCGTGCTTTCTTATCTCGTCCTGAACCTGAAACATCGGCACGCCCATCTTAATGCCCAGCGCCTTCACTTCCTTAGAACGCGCCACAATACAGCCATCGTTATTCGACAACACCGCAACTGGCGTGCGTTTTAAATCGGGCCGGAACAACTTCTCGCAGCTGGCGTAAAAGTTATTGCAATCGACCAAGGCAAAAACCGTTTTCATCAACCGCGCTCGTACTTACGAACCACACCCGTCACCACACCGAAGATTTCTAATTCGGACTCTTCGGTAATATGAATCGCTTTGTAGGCTTTATTCTTCGGACGAAGTAACACATTGGGCTTCAACTCTAACGTCTTCACCGTCATTTCCCCATGAATGCAGGCGATGACGATGTCTCCATGACGAGCCGTTAACGAACGATCCACCACCAACACATCACCGGAATGAATGCCCGCCTCAATCATCGAATCACCCTGAGCACGCACGTAAAACGTCGCGTTCGGGTGAGCCACACAGAACTCATTTAAATCTAACGATTTTTCAACAAAGTCCTGAGCGGGCGAAGGAAACCCCGCCGACACCGAATCCACATAAAGCGGGATTCGCACACTATTGGCCGCGATAAACGCCGCCGACTCAGACACACCAAGATAAGTCACACGCATAGCAAACACCAAAATACTGTATGGATATACAGTATAGTTTTAAGCAGTGGGAATGACCAAGTGAATTTTTGTAACAGGTAGGGTTTCCGGTTTTGCGACCAAAAATGAGGTGGGATTTCAGAAATAGCGAACGTTAGGGTAAAGTAGCGAGATCAACTATTTACACACGGAAGACGCCATGTTCAATACAGCCAAGAACACAATAAAGAAAACGGCCAAAGACCAAGTAGAATTTGTTGGTGCTATTTTGACAGGTGCGTTTTCAGGATCGATTTTTACTTTGGCCTACGTTAAGTTTTGGAAGGAAGGCGATGTGACCTTTGCTGATATAGGTGGAATGCTAGCTGGCGTCGGGACAGTGGGTCTTTTGTTTGTAGCATGGCGGACTGCTGATAATTGGAAGAAGCAACAATCAGACTCTAATAGACATCAAAAACTAGATGCTTTTTTTGATCACTGCGCAACCTCGCTTGAGGACCTTAGATCATATTGTCTTAATTGTATGATGAGACACCAATTAAAGCTCCAAATAGACCTAGACCAAGATATCGACAGCAAGATGAAAAAGCAGGAAGAATATAATAATTCACTCCCAAAGCTTACAGAAAGGCTTGATAAATATCTTCAATCTGAAACCCAGCTTAAAAAAATAGCTATCAAATTAGAAACTGAATTTAATCAAGCCAAACTAGCAAACGAAATATTAAAGAGCTATCAAGACACTTTAATGCTCGTGGTCGTCTTACCAGAGACAGAAAATAGTAATTATAAAAACTTTAATTTTCATGAACATTTCAAACAACTAGAAAATATGTACCTAAAGGTATATAGCAAACTTAACAGCACATTGAGATGAAATAAAGTAAGGCTTAATACCTTACTTTATTTCCCATAGATAAATTCTAACCTTCTCCGAAGTGTCGGCCTGTGGCGTTTTTGACGCGTTCGATGGTTTGGTCGACCCATGCGGGGTTGGTTTGGATTCTGGCGAGTTGTTCTTGATAGTTTCGGATGGTTTGGATCATGGCCATGATGTCGGTGGCGGATACGACGGCGATGCTTTCTGTTATGCCCAAAGATTTGGCAACATCGTTAATGAGTTTGAGTTTTTCGTCGTCTTGGATCGGGGCGGGTAAGGTTTGTTGCACCGGTTCGGGCTCTGGCTGTTGGGCTTGGTCGAAGGCGCGGATGACTTCTAGGTTGAACTTCGGGCTGATCCACATGGCGTAAGCGTAGACCAATTCTTTGCACACATAAGTTCCCCTATTTGCTCCCCCATGAACCGTATTGACTCCAAGCACCAAATTTGGTGCTTGCTCAATTTCTGCAATTAATTCTTGAGTTTGAGCATTACGCATGAAGCGAAAAGGTGCGTGCTTTTTATCACTGCCAGCCGCTTTATGAAGATCATTAAGGGAATACAACCCGTCGAGTGTGCGGATGTCTTTTGAAGAGATAATTAAATGAGCCATCATTGGCCTCCTGTTGTCATCATTGACCACCTCAATAAGGTTGCAATCTCAGTAAGGTGGTGGGTCAAGTATCTGGGTTGCAACAACCGCCAACAGGTAACGGCCTAACCGAAGTTAGCCCAAACAAAGACCCACCATAACAGGCGGATTTCGGCCACAAAAAAACACGCGGTGCGTGTTTTAAGCCGCTGTTGAAAACGGGGTTGCAATCCCGACACTGGATTTTGCCAGTGCAAGTTAATGGTAGATCAGGAAGGGAGAGAGGTCAAGTTAGGGACCTGTTGATAAAATGGACAAACAACGATTTAGTATAGGTTTATTATTTACTATAATAATTCTCAGTTTATTTCTAGCTCTAGTAATATTTTGAAAAAGCATTTGAACAGCGCCATAGTATGATGCACCTGTATAAACAAGACTACCTTTTTCATCATAATTAAAATACGAATCAACAATTACACAAACTTTATCAAATTCCTGACCTATAACTCTATGGGAGTACGTCCCACCATTTTTAAAACATTTTTCATGATTAGCATACCCATATCGATTGGGAGTTAAATTTAAAACTTCCCACCCTTCATTCGCAACACTATCACAATATTGTTTCGCCCCATTAAAATCATTAAAAAACATAAAATCAACATTCCCATTAGATTTAAATGAAACATCTTTCCTATCATAAAAAAACTTCTTCGTAAAATCAGCCACCTCTTTATTTGTTCTAATTTTTTCAGTTAATTTAAAAGCCTTTAGTTTTGGCAGAATCTCAATTTTTTCTGCAATATTTATTATAGCCTCACTCTTAGTAAGAGTTTGCTTACCATCATAACTAAAAATGCAGAATGATTTTAAATTTAAAATCTCATTTTCAATTTTCAAAAGCTGTTGAACTTTCAACCTTTGCGCTTCATCAATGAATATAACATCATAAAAACCAAATTCTATCTTTGAAAACTCCTTAATACTTTTAATCGTCCAACCGTTCTTATTTAGATCTTCATGTCCAGAGTTCAAAAGGGCTACATGTATAACAAGCACTTTAAAGTCCGGAGCAAGTGTTTTAGCGATATCATAAGCTAGCAAAGTTTTTCCCGTTCCAGCACTAGCTTTTATTGTAAAAAAATTATCCCTTTTCTTTTTCGATCTTATATTTTCAATAATCTCTTTTTTGATCAATTCTTGATGATCGGTCAAAAAATAATTACCATCCAAGAACTTTTTAGTTGAATTGAATGGTGAAACCAAATATTTTGAAGGGTAAAAATATGAATCAATATCGATGTTATTAATTTTTATTTTCACAAAATTCTCTAAGAAATAATCACGATCTATAACAGATAGCCTATTATCTTTATAATGATATAAGGTTCGAGTTTCAGCCTCATAAGTAAAGTTATGAACGTTTAATCCTGTAGCATCTAAATAATATTTATTTCTTTCTAACTGTTTTAAAATATCACCTACTGAACTCTTAGTCTTCAATTCTATATTTACAACATCATTATCACCAAAACATAAAATATCGAACTCTTTACTAATATTAGGAATAATATAACCTACAAAAAATTTATCTAAAACACTAACAAGCTGTTCTACACCGAAACCAAAAAAATCAATTAAAGATTCAATACATTCAATCTCAGCTCTCTTAATATTAATACCATAATAATTAAGAAAAATTTTCAATTCATCTGGATCGAGCTGATTATAAGATTGAACAAGTGAAATAAGATTAATGCTTTTCATTAGAAAATCCATTTAGAGTAATTAGTTTCATCAAAACTTTCTATGCATTTCATGTCAAGAAAAAGTTACTTCCTCTCAAACTATTTGCTCACCTTCCCTCTGAAATGGGGATAGTCCGTCTCGTTCAAGATCCTGTAGCATTCGCCCCTAGTTTCGATTTATGGGCTACCCTTAAAGCTCTATAAAGCATTAAAAAGAGGCTTCTCATGGCAAAAAAACCAAAAGTCATCGTCACTCAAGAAAACAAAACAGGTAGAAACACTAAATTTAAAGACACAAAAACAAACAAAGAAATGACACGTGCTGAGTTTGTTAAAGAAATAAAGCAAGGCAACTATGATGATTACTATGTTAGAGAGCAGAATGGAGTAAAAACCCCAGTATCTAAACCTGACGGCGATACAAGTAACAACCTAGACTAACTAAAAATCACCCTCCCCCACTCCCCCAACGCTTTGCGCATCTGTTCTCTCGAATGGGTGTGCATGTAGCGTTTGTCCAGTCCGTCCCGTTCGTGGTTGAGTAGCATTTCCCCTATTACCCAGTCAATGCCCATGTCTTGCCAGCTGTCGCGGGCTAGTTTGCGTATGTCGTGGCTGGTAAATTTGATGCCCACCTCGTCACTCAGGCTTTGGTACCAACGCTCTATGGTGCGTGTGGTAATGGGTTTGATGCCTTTCACGCTGAATATGTAGGTGCCACATTTGGGTAGGCTGTTGATCAGGTCTATGGCGTGTTGGGTGATGGGCAAGCGGTGCTCGGTGCCGTTTTTGGTGTTCTCTGGCGGTAGGTACCATTCCAGTTGCGTGGGCGAAAAGTGTTTCCATTCAGCAAGGCTGGTTTCGCCCTCGCGGGTGGCGTGGAGCAGTTGGGTCATGAAGAAGACGCGGCGCTTTTTGGCTTGCTTGTTAATGGCAGCGAGTAAGGCGGGTAAATCGTGGGGTTTGAGTCGCCCTGGTTGGCTGTCGGGCTGGGAGGTGGTGAAGCTGCTGAGGGTAATGTTTTTGGTGGGATTGCTGGCAATGAGGCCGAGTTCATGGGCGCGGGTGAAGGCGGTTTTTAGGGTGCCAAGCACGCCTTTTATGGTGGATAGCGCGTAGTCGCTTTGCATGGGCATGTAGAGCTGCTTGTACAGTAAGGGCTTGTCGATGTCGTTGAGTCGCACTTGGTCGAGCTGGCTGAGTAGATGGTTGCCTATGTAGCTGCACGAGGTGGACACGTAATCCGACGAGTAGGTTTTGTCGGCGTCGATGTGCTGCATGTACCAGTTTAAGACTTCGCCGCCTGTTTGAAAGGCGGACACGGTGAGGCCGGCTTTTCGATCGGCCAAGGCGTTGGCCCGTATGGCGGGGAGTTCGGCAAAGAGGGTTTTGGCGGTCACGGCTGGCCATTTGGCAAGCTTGGTGCGCTGGCGCTTTTTGCCTTTGTAGACGACATCGTAAAAGGTGCCACCCGTCCGCGCCGCGTTGATGTGAAATTCAACACGGCGCGCATCGTAGAGGTAGCGCTGGTCTGTTTTCAGGGCGGCTTTTATGGTGGCATCGGTTATCTTGGTGGTGCGTTTGGTCATGCAATGGCCCTTAGCTGTTCCTCTGTCAGTCGTGCGGCCAGTTCGGTTTGTAACTTGAGCAAGAAGAGTTTGCGCCCTTCTGCTATGTTGTTGGCAAAGGTCTTTTCACTTGGCGTGGCATGAGCGGGGCCAAGGCGTAGTTCAGCGGCGAAGGTGGGCAAGCTGGCGGCAATTCGGGCGTTGGTCAGCGGTTTACCTTTTATGGTCTTGCGCCCTTCTGCCAGCACCGCCGCAAACAAGCAGAGCTTTTGCATGCGTGACAGGTCACAAAAGAGCCAATCGAAGCCTTTGTCTTTCACAGATAAGGCGCGTATTTGTTTGATCATGGCGGCATTGCTGTCGCCACCACCGCCAAAGGTGGGCGTGATACCCAGTAGAGCGGACTCACAAATCCGCCCTGTGTTGCCAACACCAGACCACCCCGCATCGGCTGAGCTGGATAGTAGGTACGTTACTTGATCGTTCACGATCCGCCATCCTAGCGCGCCTAATGTGTTGGGTTTGTCTCGATTTAGCCAGCGCATTGTTTATTGATTCCTATATAAAACGTAAAAGTTAAATTATTACTCGTCTATATTTCTGCTATGTTTGTTAACTAAACTAACCAACAAAGGAAGTTAACAATGAGCACGATTACTGTCAGCGATTTAAAAAAGATGCTTGAACTTTATGATAATGACTTCGAGATCTCTTTTTCTGGACTGGATTTTCATCGCCTAAAAACTCGCGGTCCAAAACTTGTTCAAGTCGAGTTCAACGAAGTTATTTATCGTAATTCTGAGGGAAAAATGGTGTTGGAAAGCATTGAATAATTGCTACCACCTTACCCGATTCAATGGGCAGTAAGGTTTCTCAAACTGCCCATTGATTAAGCCTCTAGAAAAACCTATTTCCTTTAATTTAGACTTTCCATTTCCCGTAGTTGGTCGGCTTTTAAATGCTTGGTGTATTCGTCTAGCTCATGCCGTGTTTCGTTGATATCAGCCAACGCCGTATGCTCGTATGCTTTCTTGACGAATGGTAAGTTAAGGCTTTGCCAAGCCGTTCGCTTAAGCAATTCGATACTGGACACGTCAATGGTTCGATAGCTGAAAAACTCGGCTAACTCAGGCATTTGAGCATCCAGAAAAGACATATCAAAACCAATGCTGTTACCAAACATAATCGCCCCAGACTTTTCTTTTCGTTGGTACGCATTTACGCCCATTGCAGCTAACTCTTGACGAATGTAATCAGCGGCATCTTCATTGTTGCTAAACACATAATCATGCAACCCAGAGCCATTACGAAGGTCATCTATCAAACCGGATTCGGTATGGGATTTAAGCGCCCATGGGTGCAAACGATCTAAAAATGAATCATTCCAAATCCCCACTGAAAATGAGCCCAATTGATTAAGATTGTGGTCACAATGCATCACCCCAACTTCCAGAATGGGATAGTAAAGTGCCCCATGAACTCGCTCGCCACTTTCCAATATTTGGTAACCGTTTAAACCACCTGTTTCTAAATCTAAACCGATTAATTGTGCTGTCTTCTTCATAGTTAGCTCCTTAAAATTTCACGTAGTTGGCCGACCATTGCACGGCCAAAGACTCGTCGGTGTAGCAAATCGCTTTCGCTGATTTTCTCGCCGTGTTGCTGTGGTTTGATCTCGTCTCGTTTGAATCGCTCGCCACGCAACCACGCTTTGCAAACATCCTTGTACGCATTGGCAAAGGCTCGCTTGCCAGCTCCGATGTCACGGCGGCGTAGCTTGGAGAACCCGACTCGTCGCCCTGCTTCGTACACCGCGTCGTGAGTTGGTTTCCAGTGCGCTAGGTCGTGGGCGTTGTTGGCGGCTTCGAAGTACGCCGCGTCGGTTGCTGGGAAATCATCAAACAAATCGTACATGGTTCGCTCCTACCAATCGGTATCGTGAATGTCTGTCAAACTGTCGTTTACTTGCTGCTTCGCCATGGCTGGCGGCGTCGGTCGCTGTGCGGCAAACTTCACAGAGTTACGCATCCACGTTCGCCATCCTGCAACCCAATCCGCCATTTTCGTGCCCTTCGCTCGGTGGTGATCCAAGAAATTACTCGTCGCGGTTCGCCAGTCGGTGGTGATTTGATTCTGTGCGAGCCAATCGAGCATTCGCTGAGTCACCAGAAATTCATCGGGAACGGAAGACAAACGTTTTGATTTTTTGGATTTGGGCGGAACGACCAAAATATCTTTTGAATCTACTTGTGAATCTATTGAAGAATCTATTAGTGAATTGTAGGAATCTCTTTCAGGGTTAGAGGAAAGAGATTCAGGGTTAGCGGAACCATTTTCAGGGTTAGAGGAAAGAGATTCAGGGTTAGAATCGCCTTTGGAATCTCTTTCCATGTCTGTTTCTAAGGGTGAATTAGATTCAGGGTTAGGTATTTCAGCCAATCTATAACGATTAACCTTGCCGTATTTTTTCCCATCAAAGTCCGTTGAATGAATGCCACCACCTTGGGAAATAACTTCGACATAACCAAGCTCAATAAGCTTCTTCATTGAATTGGTCACTGTGCGCTCAGTCATGCCGCCCAACTTGGCTAGATGCGCCTTGCTTGGGTAGCACTCGCTTTTCTCATTGGCGTAATTTGCCAGCAAGATCAACACCATCTTAGTTGTACAAGGAAGATCAACCTTATAAATGGTATCTGATAGGTGCTTAAGGCTCATGCTATGCCCCCAAGCCTTAATTGCTGCTCTTGCTGGTTTGTTGTTCCCTGATTTAACAGTGCTTCATCACCAATCGCCCAACCCAATCTTTTGCAAGCATCAGCCTCTTGACGATTATCTATTTTAGTTTTGCGAGCTTTTACATCAGTCATGCCTTTAGTATGTTTATCATGATGACTATCTACTTCTTTAGGTGCTTCTTTTTGACCAAAAACATTCACCAACTTTCGACCAGCCGACAACACCCAACCAACACAAAACTGATCTTGCTGATTGGCATTGGCTCGATATTTTTTCTTAAAGTCCGCCCTCGCCTTTTCGAGTTGTTGATGCAAAACGTCAAATGAGTAAGCCGCCAACTGCGTGTCTGTTTCTAGACCAATAAAAGTCGGTATACAAAACCACCGGTATCGATCTCGCTTCACCTTGCAATCATAGTTAATAACGCAATAGGTGCCGGAAATAGCCATGATGGCCGTAAGCAAGTTCGACTCGTATTGTTTTAAATTTTTACGGGGAATGGATCGAACTGAAACCTCAGTGATAGCAAGTTCATCTTCATTGATACTATGCTTTTTCATCAAAGCCATTGCCTGACGCTTGGCCGTTTCTGCCTCATGAGGGTTATCACTTTGAGACAACGCCAACAGCTTACGGATTTTGTCTTGATATCGCTTATCCATGCCCTACCCCTTTATCTGCTTCATGCTGTGCTGCAGTACCGATTCACGAAGCTGCATTAACGCTTCAATGGCTTCGGTGATTTCGCGCTGGCATTGTTCTTGTTCACGCATGGTCAGCTTGCCGTCTTCCATGGATTTATGGATCATCGCCAACACATCGCCGTGCTCTTTACCGGCTTTCAGCACAGATTCCAGAATGCCCAGCGGTGCGGCTTGCTTCGTCTTAATGCTTAGCTCCATACCCATAGCGCGGTAGATAGCGTGGTTACCAGTAGTCAACTGCAACGCCACAGCCTCACGCAAAGACATCTTGTGCGTTTCCGTTTGCGGGTTTGCCTTGTTGATCAAGACTTGATGCCCTACGCCCATCAGCGGCGCGATTTGCTTCGCGGACAGCTCCGAGTTGTGCACCGTGTCGTAAATGGCTTGGTCGATGTGATCCATTGTTTTCTCCTGATAAATACAAACGTGTGCAAACCTTGAAGCCACGTTTTTAATGTTTTACATTCGGTATTCCATTACTCAGCAAGCAAGGAAAGCGCATGAATATTGTGATTCTCAAAGAAATCGGTGAAAGCCTTCACGTTAGTAAAAGACTCCCAAACATTTCTGGCCCTGTGCCCCGCTTCTTAGAAGTTCTTAACCTTCCAGAAGAGCAACTAGACCTAAAGGCTCCAAATGGCTTTATCGTTACTGCCGTCACCTACGAAGTTGAGAACAACGTATTAATCCCCACCGTCGAATGCCTTCCCTTCCTTGGTGAAAGCTCTATCCCTGACATCATTGAAAAGTTCAGGCACTACATTGTGGAAAAAGCACTAGAGGAAAATTAGCTTTCCCGCTCGGATAGAGGCGGCATTTCTTTAGGGCCCCTATCTTCGTTAAAAAATTCAGGTGTGATGGTGAGGTTTGTTATGTCTTTCAAAACAGCCTCAACCATTACTCTCGTTTCATATATCCGCTGACTTACTTGTGTACCTTCTAGGCCTGAGCTTTGAAGCTTTAATCCTGCGGTATGACAGGAATCTCTTAAATGATCCAAAGCCCGCACTACACGTACAGCGCTGGGGCAAATAATGACGCGGCGTATCTCTGGTTGTTCACTCATTGTTTTCTCCTGAAATAACTAAACGTGTTCTGGTTAAAAATCGTTCGCTAAGCTGATTTGGTATAAAGAGCTGGGTCGTACTTCAACGCACCGTTGGTCAGCTTCTCGATTCGGAGGGCTTGCTTCTCAGGGATTACATCGCCCCATTGAGAAACAGAGCTTTGTGAGATTTTTAAAAACTCAGCAATCCTTGTCCCGCTACCAAAGTGATCAATCAATCGTTGTTTGAGCATGTCTCGTCCAATCTGCAATTTAAGTTTTCCTAAGTTTAATGTCTTAGGAAAACTTAAGTCAAGATAACTTAAGATTACTTACATAGATTTTTTTAGGATTCCTTAAATGAAAACATTAGGATTACGAATACGCGAAAAGCGTAATGAGCAGAACATCACTCAATTGCAGCTATCAAAATTAGTTGGGGTTTCTCATGTCACAGTCTCCCAATGGGAAAGCGACACAACCGCGCCGAATGGGGAAAATCTATATAAGCTTGCTCAGACACTAAAAACACAAGCCAACTGGTTGATATCAGGAATTGATTCTCAACATGAAAGTAATGTCATCGCTCCGCCTATTCAGCAGAAGATGAAAAAGCTACCTGTTATAAGCCATGTACAAGCAGGCGCTTGGACAGAGGCTATAGATTACAGAGCTCTAGGTGACGAAATTCAATGGGAAGAAGCCCCATCTTCAGTAGAGGAAAATGCTTTTTGGCTTAAAGTCATTGGCGATAGCATGACGGCTCAAAATGGTGTTAGCGTCCCTGAAGGTAGTTTGATACTAGTAAATCCCAATATACCTGCAGAAAATGGAAGTCTAGTAGTTGCTAAACTGGATGGTACTGATGAAGTCACTTTCAAAAAGCTAGTGATTGATGCTGGCCAAAAATATCTGAAGCCACTAAATCAAAGCTACAATCCCCTTGCGATCAACGGTAACTGCAGAATTGTAGGTGTAGTTACCGAGTCAAAATATAAGTTTTAACCCTCCCACATACAATAAACCTGCTAAATGCGGGTTTTATTTCGACACTTAATTTAAGTTTTCCTAAATTTTGTTTGACATATAACTTAAGTTTTACTAAGTTACGACTTAAGCAAACTTAAATAAACAAACCAAAGGATAGGAATCATGTTAATTCTAACTCGCAGACCACAAGAAGCCATCTACATTGGCGACACCATCAAAGTCACCATTTCCAGCATCAAGGGCAACCTAATCCGCGTTCGTACCGCTACGCCAGAACTCCTTGTCGTCACTCGTAAAGTGGGTGAACCCATCAACATTGGCAAAGACATCAGCGTGACACCTCTAAGCGTAAAAGGCATGCAAGTGCGTTTAGGCATCGAAGCGCCAAAAGACATCAGCGTCCACCGCGAAGAAATCTACAACGTCATTCAAGCCGAAAAAGCCCAACAAGCAACGGCCAACTAATAGGGAGAATTGCCATGACAAATCAAAATCAAGAATTTACACCAAGCACCAACCCAATGACCGACACAGCGCAAGATATCTTTGCCACTGTTCTTAATCAACGTCTTCAATCTGGTGTGCTTGAACAGGCTATAACCAAGAAAGTTGACGCATTAATTGAAGATGTAGCAAGTGATGTGTTTAGAAGTTATGGAGATGTAGGAAAAGCACTTAAAGAACAATTCAGTAAGGCAATAATGCCCACGCTTGAAAGCATGGGCGACTTACCAACCTATCACGAATTTGTCTCTAACCGTCTAAAGCTTGCTGCACAAAACTTCTACGACAATCGTTTGACGGAAGTAATGGATGCAGAGCTAAAAGAGATCATGAGTGAACTACCTGAAGAAATCACTCTATCTTGGCTTGTTGAAAAGATAATTAAAGAAGCGCAAGAGGATGAAGACGAGCCAGAGGGTGAAATTACCCTAATTATTGAAGAACGTAGATATGGCAGTTTCATCAATATCTATTTAGATAAAGAAGCAGGCAAAGAAAAAAGAGAATGTGATTATGACCTTCACTTGCACCAGAACAAAGAGACAACGAAGTGGGAAATCATAGGCCTTCGAGTTAATGGTCGAGAAGCTGGCGCACGACTAAGTATTGGGAATTTATACAACACCGACAAGATTCTCTTCAATATCTACGCCATGAAAGGTCAGATAGAACTTGATCAAGGTGATGATGCTGACGATTACGAAACCTCTTGGTCAAAATGGGATTAATAAGCGTCATTTTCAATTATGAGCACCAGCGCACAACGCAAGCAAGCCCAACGAGAAAGAGAAAAGGCCTTCGACATAAAACGAGTTGAAGTGCCTTTATCCGCAACAGAACGGCAAATGCTAGCAGAAGGGTGTGAGTTTCGGGGCGGTTACACCGCATCAGAATACATTGCCACCCTCATTAGAAGAGATTACAAGCGCATTCAAGAGACCAAGAAGACCCTAGGCGATTGCCAATACTGCAACCGCCCTCTTCCTCAAGGATGCGAACGATTACACAAAGGACACAAAGAGTGCTTTCACACACGAGAAGCACGAAAACTTTCTTTGTGACCTGTCACAACATAGGTGAATGGAATGAACACAGAGTCAATAAACTGGAACAGCGACCAAATCGCAGGCCACGACGCCAACAGCAACCCAATTACCGTGGGAGAATTGGTTGCTGCCATAGAAGGATACGAACTGCTTGCCTGCATCGCATCAATGTCAGACAGCATGCGTGACAACCTAGCCCGTGCCGCTGCCGAAAACTACCGCGTTAAAAGCAAAAATGAACAGCTAGAACGCACGGTGAAAGAGCTAGAAAGCCAGCTCAACGCCTCTTTCTCACGTATCAGCGACTTACTGGCAGAACGTGCAGAAGTAGACAACAGCAAGCTACTAGAAGCTCTAGCCAGATACGCCAACCCAAAGCACTGGCGCAACCCATACAACCAACACGGCGAGCTAGACACGCAACAAAGAAACGTCTTCGCCCATGGTTACCACGGCTTTGAACTGGCCATGTCAGTGCTGAAAGACAAACAACAAGCCGCTTAAGGAGAAGGATGATGAGTTTTGCAGTATTTGGAGTGTCTAAAGAATTGGCTCAAACACAAGCAGCAAAGCGCCTGAAAGCCATTGAAAAAGCAGGGGTAGAATCTGCCAAAAAGGCAGTCGAGTCTTGGAAGTTTGATAGAAAGCTAAGCAAGCTCGATATCGCCATTAAGATCTTATCCTCTGTTGGAGAAATCCCCCAAGAGGCGTATCAAAATGCATTCATCGAGTTGGTCGTTCTCTACATGGGCAAGCTAACACCAAAACAAATATCGCCACTGTATGGCGACCCGAAACGCTGTAGAGAATTTATAGACATAGCTAAACGATACGGCGCCAAACAATTAGCGCCTAAGCAATGCATTCGGGTACAAGACCCTAAAAAAGCAGGCAAGTTTAAATCGCAATGGAATGACATTCCTGCAAGTTTAATGAGATAAGGAGAAGGATGATGAGCTCAAAAACACTATTTTTATTAATGGCAGAATTTGAAGGACGAGCAACGGTAAAGCTTGAAGATGTGTTGCACTACACCAACTTCAAAACACTGGCAGAAGCCAACAAAGCAGCCAATGCGGGTGAACTAATGATACCCGCATTCAGAATGGCGCAATCTCAGAAAAGCCCGTATCTCGTCCATCTGGAAGACTTAGCGGAAGCAATAGACACAGCAAGACAAGAAGCAAAAGACAGAGCCCTACTACTAAGCGGTAGAGCTCACGTCGTGATTAAGCAACCAAAGAAACAAACGGTAGAGCAATCTGGGCCACTGCGACGTGGCCGACGCACTCAGCGAGAGGTTATATCGGCTTAACCAAGCCAATCTAACCTCATTCAAAATACTAAGCTCAAATGCTATTTATTAAGGATTGTTCTTTTTCAAGTACGGACTTAATAAGAGATAAATTAAAAACTTCAGCATCCACAGCATAATGAGCTCTTCGATGACAATTTGGACAAAGGGCTATTACGTTTTCTGGATGATCAGGACCACCATCACTTAACTGATGAACATGATGTACTTCAAGAAATGGCCCCGTTTGAGTTTCGAAAGGTGCTTTCTGAAAGCAAGCTTCACAAATTCCGTTCGATCTTTGTAAGGCATATTTTTTTATTGCCTGACAGCGATAATATACTTTCTTTATTTTTACTTCCGCTGGAGCGTCAGTAGGAGACACTTGAAGACAGGCCTCTCTCAATTTTGACAAAGTCATCCTATTTAAAGCGCTTACACGATGTTCATCACTTACTTTTGAGACATCAGATTTTAAATTTAAGCCGGAAGAATCAATATCAAGTTTAAAGATAATGGCTTCTCGCATATTACCCTTAGTATCTTTAGCTGGCGCTTTATAGTGATCAATGTACTCGGCTACGCCTTCATATATAACCCTACCTCCTGGACCATTCAAGCCACGAAATACATGTATAGTGACGCCTTTTTTTTGGTGGTCACGAATGCTCGCGTTGGTGCCGGTCATCACCATATCGCCTTTCTGACCCTCACCTGTATAATGAAAAACGCCTTTACTATCTCGCCCATCACTATAACCATGCTTCTCACCTTGATCAGAAGTAAATATAAACATGTATGGTTGATTTGCTGGGGTAGATATTCCACCAAATCGCTGACCACCAAAAGGAACATGTATCTCACTCTGACGAATGTATTCACGACCAACTTCAAACAT